GTATGTGGGTGATACAGAAACAACATTACGAGAAGTTGATAAATGGAAATATATAACACCAGATGAAATAGATAATTACGTTAGAGAAGAAATGAGAGATATGATACGAAAGGCATTATGAAATTTAAACAATATATAAAAGAAGATGAAAATAAGAAAAAAATTTTCCTTGATATGGATGGTGTTATAGTAGATTTTATGGAAGCGGTTTATAAATTATATAATTTAAAAGATTTTAGAGAGTGGGAAAAGTTAGGACCAGAAAAATATAGCAAGATCAATAAAATGGGTGAAAAGTGGTGGAGTCAAATGAATTGGACAAGAGATGGTAAAAAACTCTGGAATTATTTAAAAAATGAGGATGTAACAATTCTATCTGCAACACCACGTGATAGTATATCCAGACCAATATCGATAGAAGGAAAGAAAAATTGGTTAAGTAAAAATATCGGTTCATCTTATTCTAGTAAAGCTCTTTTAGTAATTGCTGTTGAAAAACAAAATTATGCATCACCAAACCATATACTTATAGATGATTCAGATAGAAATATTAGACAATGGAAAAGCAAAGGTGGTATTGGTATTTTACATAAAAACACCAATGATACAATCAAACAACTAGAAAAGGTTATGAAATGAGACTAATTGAATATCTTAATATATTTGATAGAGAAGAAATGGAGAATGCTAATAATAAAATAACAAGTGAAGTAATACCAATTCTAAGAAAAAATTGCGCCCCATTTTTAAGAGAAATAAAAGGAGCCAATGGTTTCATTTTTACTGGTAGAGAGAAAAAAATCAATGTTTTTTCAAAAGAGTCAACAAAAATTAATAGAAAACCAAGAGGTACATTAAAAGTCGGTATAAGATCAAAATTTAATAAGATGTTTAAAGAAAATTTTGGTTTTGATAGACAAGAAAACACAGTATTTTGTACTGGTGATATTAGTCAAGCAGATGTTTATGGACAACCATATATATTCTTTCCAATAAGCAAATACAAATACTTTTGGTCACCAAAAATAGATGACCTAAATGTTTATTTTAGATACTATAATGAAGAAGATGAAATAGATGAAATAATAGATAAAATATTTAAAACATATACAAATAAAAATTTAAAAGACGCAGTACAATCCAAAAATGAAATAATATTCCAATGTAATTCTTACTACTTAGTTGAAGGAATGTTTAGAGCTAAAAATGGAATATTAGGAAGAGAGTTTTTGTAATGAAATTTACAAACCATCTATATGAAGCAAGAGAAATGTTTAAGGACTGGATGCAATATGTTAATAAAAATTCAGAGCTTGCTGCTGGAGTCAAATTACTTCAGAAGATTAATAAAGCTGGATATAAGGCATACTTAGTTGGTGGTTGTGTAAGGGATATAACTCTTGGTAACCAACCCAATGATATTGATATGGCAACAAATATGCCGATGGAGGTACTTGAAAAAATGTTTAAGACTTATGACATTGGTAAGTCAAAAGACTTCGGTATAGTAGTTGTAAAAGAAGGAGGATTTAGCTTTGAAGTTGCCCAGTTTCGAAATGATGGAAAGTATATTGATGGGCGAAGGCCCGAAACCGTTAAAATCACAGGAAGTTTTGAGGATGACGCTGGTCGCAGAGATTTTACAGTTAATGCTATGGGAATTAATGCGAAAGGAGAGATCATTGACTTCTTCGACGGCAAGAAAGATATTGTTAACAAAGTGCTCCGCACCGTGGGAGACCCACTAAAAAGGTTTGGTGAAGACTACTTACGTATGATGCGCCTTGCTAGGTTCTCTTCAAAACTTGGATTCGAAATTGATCCTGAAACCAAAAAAGCTGCGAAGAAACTTTCACCAAATATTTTAAGCTTGGCACCGGAAAGAATTAAAGATGAGTTAATGAAGTCAGCAGCCCAGAGTGGCGAGAAGTTTGCTGAGTATATTCAGATACTTGGAGACCTTAAAATTCTTAGGCTTATTCTGCCAGAAGTTATGAACTTAAAGTGGTTTAGAGAAAACTTACAACATCACCCAGAAACAAGAGGTGAAGGCGGTACAGTATTCAGCCACGTTATGGCTGCTTTAAAACAAAGTAAAACAGCGAACCCAATTAAAAATCTAGCGATTTTACTACATGATGTTGGCAAGGGAGTTTCTTTATCACATGACCAAGGTCTACCAAGATACCTGCGTCATGCAAGGAAAAGTGTAGAACTAGTTAATGCTATTGCTGATAGATTAAAGATGAGTAATAAAGAACGTGATGCTCTTATCTTTGGAGTTGGTAACCACATGAAGTTTCATAAGATTCTTGATATGAAACCCTCTAAAATTGCCAAGCTTGCCAATGATGATAACTGGGATGTTCTTGTCGCCGTAGGTCAGGCTGATGAGTTTGCTAGAGGCGAAGCTTTTATGCATGCAGGTGAATTTGAAAAAATTATTGATAAAGCAGTTGAAATAAAAAATAAATATGGTACAAAAGAAGTTACAAAAAGAATGAAGCTTGTTGATGGAAACCATGTTATGACAATAACTGGATTAAAACCCGGTCCTAAAGTTGGTGAAATTATTAAAAATACAACTACGTGGATCATGGACAACGACGTAAAAGACCAAGATATAATTGATGATTATATAAGGAGACTAGTATGAGATTAAGGGAGTTCATACAGAAGTCAAAGGATGACTTAAGAGGTGATTTGATTAGGGCCATTGACTTAGCCAATGACGGTGTTGATATACAACAAGTGGTGGCTCTCATATCATCAGCAGTAGAGGAACTAGATGACGATGATATTCTTTTTATTCAAGATTATCTGGATAAAAAAATTGGATATTTAAAACCAGAACCACACCTAAGGAAAGTAAACCCATGAAATTTGAAAAATATATACAAGAAGGTAAAGAAGCAAAGTTTGTTAAAGCTATTAAATCCACCGTTAATATGGATGAACTATTAAAATACAAGGAACTCATGCACCAAATGACTATGACTGAAACAGAAAGAACAAAAGTAAAAGAAGCCTTAGAAAAGAAAATGAAGGAATTAGGAAAAAAGAAAAAATGAGTAAGTTCAATGACTTCATATTTGAATCCTTAGGACCCGCAGATCAATTTAAGAAAATAAAATTAATGAATGAGGGTAATAAGGACGAAGATTCTGATTTAAATGTTTTAGTTCTCACGACTGAGTCAAAAAAACACGGTGAGGGATTGTTTCAGACTGCTAGTAGAGTTGACAACGAATGTAAAAAAATGGGTATTCCAAGTTATATTCTACTTTCTGATACTGGTAAATTAGAAAGGAATGAAGATGGTAGTTATACCGCATATAACTTAGGTGATCCCAAAGGGTTTCATGTTCACCAAGATAAGACCATAGCTATAAACAGAGGTTCCTCTTTGGGTAAGTTCAACTCACGAAATATTATTTCCCAATTAGAAAGAGGAAATATATTTTGTATAAACAACAGAACAACAATTGAAATATGCTCTGATAAGTATAGAACAATATTGAATCTTGCTGATGCAGGTGTTGACTGTCCCAAAACAGTACTTATTCAAGGTGAAAGGGGTATTGATGCTGCTGTAGAATATCTTGGTAATGAATTTCCATATATAGTCAAAACTCTCCAAGGATCACAAGGTGTTGGAGTTATTCTTGTAGAATCAATGGCATCATTAAGATCAATGCTTCAACTTATTTGGAAAGTTGAATCAGACACTGAACTACTTCTACAAGAATACATTAAAACGGAATTTGATGTCAGAGCACATGTTCTTGGTGATGAAGTTATTGCAGCTATGAAAAGATACGTAATAGAAAATGACTTCAGAAGTAACTATTCACAAGGTGGTAAAATTGAATCATACGAACTATCTGATAATGAAAAAGAAATATGTATTAAAGCTTCAAAAGCCACAGGTGCTTTATGGGGTGGAGTTGACTATATTATTAAAGATGATAAACCACTAGTCATAGAAGTAAACAGTTCACCAGGCACAGAAGGTATAGAAAAAGCAACAAAAACTAATATAGTTGGTAAAGTACTAAGTTGGGCAAGTGATAGAAAAAATTGGGAAAAGGTAGCCGAAGAAATTGGGTGGAAAGAAATGATGAAAATAAACGGCCACGACTTCGTTGCTAAATTTGATACAGGTAATGGAGTTGACTGTGTTTTACATGCAGATAAATTCACCATTGATGAAGAAAAGAAAACTATAAAATGGGTTACTCATGGAAAGGAATTTAAAGGTGTTTTCAAGGGTACAGTAGAAGTATGGGGAGCCGGAAAAGAAAGTGAAAAAAGACCAAAAACATCATGTGATATAACATTTGATAATATTATATATAGAGATGTTGATTTTACATTAGATGAAAGAATTGATGTTTCACCAATATTAGTAGATCGTAAGTTTATGAGAAGAGCAAACGTCTCAATTAATCCAGATAAGACATTTGTAATAACTGTAAAGGAGGAGTAATGGAATCTGTAATTAGAATAGATGAATTAGTGGAAAATAAAGAAAGAAAATTTGGAAGGAGTAACTATTATTATCCATGTCGAGTAGTCACTGAAGACGGTGAAAATGTTAACGCTCTGTTTACACGAGAACAAATAAATGATGCTATTTTCAGAGCTGAAAGAAATTCAGAAGTTATGGAAGATATTAGTTTCTGGAAATAACTAAATATATCTAAAGGACAAAATGAAACTAAAACATTATATAAATGAGGAAAGATTACATAGTAAAGATAAAAGAGCTATAATAGGATTTATTAAAAGTCCACCTAAAGCAAAGACCGCTCATAAGATGCAAAGCGGTGAGCTATTTAAGGTGGAGCCCACTAATAATGGAGTCAAATTTATTCACGACAAGGATGACTTTGAACTTGTCACCACTCTTGTGGACATAGCAGACTCCCTTGGTGGGTATAAATTTTCAACAAAGCCCGGTGTATTTACAGTAGTATTAAAATGAATTTCTCAGAGTATATAACAGAGGCATCCAAATATGAACTACAAGTTTATGGTATAATTAATTCTTTGTATAAGAATTGTATGCCATTTATTCAAGAACTTAGGAAGTCTGGTGGTAATGTATTGTGGAGAGGAACTCATAAAGTCACAACAAAATCTATAACCCAAGTAACTCCACGTCAAGATAGACATCCAAAAGATATGCCAGAGTTTATACATGATGAGCTTGATAATAGATTTCAAAAGAAATTTGGATGGAAACCAAGAGGCACAGGAGTATTCGTTATTTCAAGCAAAGGACATGCTGGTGCTTATGGTGATGAATACATATTCTTTCCAGTTGGTAAATATAGATACTTATATAATCCAGATATATCAGATTTATTTACTGAAATGGAAGATTCAGGCATGAGTGGATATAGTGATTATGATGATTACATTGATTCTTTTGTTACTGGTTGGGAAGATGAGTGGGAATATGATTATGGTGAAGGCAATCAAGGTGAGTGGGAATATGATGGAATTGGTACTGGGGAATCCGATAGACACTTCGCTGAAATTGCGGCCGCTAACTCAGATGGTATTGATGAAGATGATTTAGATCAAACATTATTTAAATGGATACCAGATATGGATTTAGTAGATTTTATTAAATATAAAAGAGATGAAGAAGAATCAAGTGATGAGAAATTTTATTATGATATAATTAATAATTATAGAGATAGTAACTTAAATCTAGCAATTACAAGAAAAGTGGAAATCATGTTTCAATGTAAAACCTTTTATTTAGTTGATGAGAAATTTCTTGATGCTGTTCAAAAATATGTTATACGTGGTGAAAAATTGGATTTTGATCCTAAGCAATCCAAAATTGGATTTGAAAAAGTTCCAATGACAAGAAGGAACATACAAAAACAAAAAGGGTTTCCAGGTACGGAGGATTTGGAGTATGCTTATGCTAAGCATAACATTTTTACTAAACCATCTAAACTTGATTCGCTATATGTATCAAAAGGAAAACAAACTAAATTTAAGTAATTTCTATTTTACTTACGTCGATTATATCACCTTCTTCATATAAGTACTCAGAGATATGAAACTTTTCGGAGTCGTAATATCTGTACCTTACATCACCATGCTTTTCAAAGAAAGTAGTATGGTCATGTAAATCAAAGATATAGGCTCCGTTTTCTTTGTCAGCATGAGTTCTCAATGCCCTACCTATTGACTGTAGTACTCTGATCTTAGATTTAAACGGTGAAGCTAGAATAATATACTTCAAATTTGGAATATTAATACCCTGTTGGAAAATACCATAAGTAGCTATAAGTGCTACATCCTTACGGTCTTTCATTCTGTTTCTCCACTCTTCTCTAACTTCAACAGAATCCCTACCCGATAAGAACACTACTTCTTTATTAGTATCTAAAATATCTTTTAGATAATCGCCTTCCTTTTCAACCTTACCAACTAGAAGTAACGTATTGTGGTCAAGACGATTAACCAAATCATTAATGAGAGAAATTCTGAATCCGTTTGTAAACACAGCATCCTTAACTTCATCATAAGTACCTTCATATGGCTCTCCTTTATATTCCAGATTTAACACATTAACATTGCACTTACTGATAAATCCCTTATCAGCTAATAACCCAGATGGATACTCTTTTAGAATAGGACCAAGATATGACTTAGTATTCCAGTTATCAAGCTTACCTGAATGTAAAGTACCGGTAAATCCCAATCTATACTTTGCTCTAACTGACTTCACTAAAATTTTCTTTAACTGGTGGGCTTTTGATTGATGAACTTCATCTACAATCACACAATCATAATTAGTTAGCTGATCGTGGTTATTCTGAAGTGTTTGCCAGGTTGATATAGTTATTGGATTGGACCATTGCTTTGACTTACCATGTACTCTACCAATATAATCTTCTGGTATACCATACTCTATCATATCACCAAAGAATTGTTCCACTAGAGTAATTGTTGGTACAATGATTATAGCATTTTTAACACCAGAAGCTTCACGTTCTAATAATGTTTTAACTATATAAGAAATTACCAAACTTTTTCCGGAAGCAGTAGCTGATCTAATTATACCTTTTGTATAATCAAGGCATGCTCTTATACTTTCCTTCTGATAATTGCGTGGATATAGTGATAGATTATATCTTGGTAGGAATTTTGGTCCGTTAAATATTGCTTTTACTTCTGGTTCAATTGTTAAATTATGTCTTGGAAAATACTTTCTATGTTCTCTAATTAAATCAAATAATAATCCATAAGGCATGGTATTCAAAAAATTATGAATCATACAAGTTTTACCGTTCCAGCCACCACTTCTATATTGTGGCATATACTGAAACCCCTCAACGTGTTCAGTAAAAATTTCTTTTATATCATCAAGGTAATTAACATCTTCTGTGTTTATCTTAATCAACATAGGATTATGTTGACTTATATTTACTTCTTCCATTACATAATCATGGGGAGCATTTTGCTCCCCTAGCTCCTACAATTTTATTATGACCAATCCCCTTCCTTAATGAAATTTCTATCATTGTCATCTCTTTCTGGTGCTGTAGAGATTTTCGGTTTCCTAGTGGATTTAGTTGATTGTCCTAAATCATTTGATTCAAGAATATCAAATACTCTTCGATATATTTTTGAATGCATACCAGCCAATGAACCATCAGATGAAATTCTTTGATGATATGTTATCTTATGTCTCAAAGATGTATTTCCTTTTTGTGCTGACTCACCAACAGTACCGGTTGGATTAGTAGTTGCAGTATCCAATAGAAAATAAGTTCCAACTGGTAGAGCCGCGATTCCACTATAGACAACTGTTGTTAATGCGTTAAATGCTGCTAGTTTCATATCTATTCCTCCTAAATTTTAATCTAACAGTATTTATATTTTTATCACAATCATTCCAAATTCTCCGTAACAATATCAACTACTCTATCACTCAATTCCGTTTGCTCGAGGTTACAAAGATAATGTCCGAATACATGCATTGCATGGTCTTCATATGAAATATCTCTTACCACATCACTATTTACAAATAATCTAATTACTTGTGGGCTAGTAAAATCACATGGCTCACCTATATAAGTTCGAAGAATTACCGGTATTGGTAATTCATATTTCTCACACAATGATTCAATCATTTCAGATACATGCTTAAATCTATCATCTTCTAGCCATTCACTTCTTTTCATATACCACTCCTCATAGCATCTACAAAAGTTTTTAAACGCCAACCTTGATTCTCAAATGCTTTGAACGCTGTTTCAAAAAATCTTACTTTTATTTTTTGCCTTGCTAGTATTCCTTTCATTTGAAGTACTTTAGAATCAGATGGTATGCAGTACTTTTCTATTTCTGGTTTAGTCCAAGACTCATTGTCCTCAAACCTATAATACTTATATCTTATACCAACCAGCTTTTCATATTTTGTTTCTAAGTCTTCAAGCAATGCTAGTTCTTTATAGTACAGTTCTTTATATTTAACTATCATAAAAGAATTTTCTTCCAGCTTCTGAGTAATATCCAGTTCTGAAAATCTTACCAGCTCATGTATTGGATGTTCTACAAGCAGTGCTTCAACAATTTTTTCTTCTTCTGTCATATTATTCCACCTACAGTAATTATATCGTATCAAATATAAATTGTAAATCCAAAAATTTACTTTTCACTATATTTAGTGTATAATATATGAAAAGGAGTTGGATAGAAATGAGACTAGACACAGATGCTATAATTTACAAAAAAGGCAAATGGTATGATGGAAACCTTAACGGATTTTCTTTCAGAATTGATAAGAAAGTAAACAGTTCCAAAGACATAACCCATATATCCGGTCATGTTTCCTTAAAACAATGGTTAAAGGATAATGGAATAAAGGATATTAATGATAAAATCGCAAGTACTTTAATGAAAAATGTTTATATATATGCCCTAAAAGATGGAAAAACAAAAGTAAGTCAAATAGTAGGCAGGGGTGTAGAAAAAATGTTTATATATGCCTGCGCAAGTGAATATGACGCCTCAAAGTTAGACATCAACTTCTTATGTGCCCAGTGTATGTGGACATGTAAGCAAGGAAATGGTGTTATGATATATAGTTGCAAGGCTTTTGATACAAAAAATCTAAAGTAAGAAGACGGGGGATTATAATTGGAAAGATTAGATAGTGATTTTCTGGAAAAGTTAATCATTAAGGGGTTAATGACTGACAAGAATTTTCTTGTCCTAGTTACAAGTACTTTTGAACCAAACTATTTCGATGATTCATCAGTAAGTCATATTTTTAAATTTTGCAGGGATTATGTAAATGAGTATGGAGAAGTCCCACAAAGAGATACAGTTATTAACTCTTTACCAGATGATTTTGAAAAGACAGACATAACAGAAATTTTTGATGAAATTGATACAATTGATTATGATATAGCAAGGAACTACAACCATTTAATAGATCAAACAAATAACTACTTAAAAGAACAGGCAGTCAAGAATGCTATTATCGAATCAGTTGAAATTGTAGAGGATGTAGAAAGACGTCCTGAAATAAGGGAAAAAATAGAAAGAGCTCTAACCAAAGATATTAAGATTGACTTAGGTCTTAACTACTTTGGTGATCTTGGTGATAGGTTAACTAGAATTTTCACTGCATCTAATATTAGAATACCAACCTATTATCCACAGTTTGATGAGTATATAAATGGTGGGTTCACACCATTTACCTTGTCTGTATTAACAGCTAGGATTCATGGATTTAAATCAAACACAATGGCAAACTTTGCCGCTAGACAGGTTCTCCATGGCCACAATGTAGTCATTATGACTTTAGAAATGGCACAAGATGCTTTCGCACAAAGATTTGACGCTATATACAGTGGACTTGATATAAACAGAATGTATGCTTCAAATGGTTATAGAAACAATCTGACAAGAAAGCTAGCTGAAATAAAAGCATTGGAAGATAGAGGATCATTATTAATAAAACAATTCCCAACTGGTAATGCTTCTGTATTAGAGTTCACAATTTATCTTCGTGAGTTATTGATAAGGGGGATCAGACCATCAATAATTTATGTTGATTATATCAACTTGATGAAAACAGCATATCAGGTTGAAAGAAATATGTACTCCGCAGTAAAAAGAATTGCAGAAGAATTGAGAGCGCTATCATTTGCATTTGAAATTCCAGTTGTTTCAGTAAGTCAGTTAAATAGAGAAGGATCATTTGTAGGGTTTGATGAACTTGACTTCACTTATGTAGCAGAAAGTTTAGGGTTACCAGCCACAGCAGATTTCATGGCAATATTTGGAACGGATGACGACGCAATGGTTTATGCAAATGAAATTCTTTATAAGTTAGTAAAGAATAGACTGGGTGGTAGAGTTGGTGAAATAGGCAGACTTTATTATGATGCTAGAAGTCTTAGAATGTATGACTCAACTGAATTGGACATGTGGGCAGCAGATGCTCGGGAATCAGGTGATGATAGAAACTTAGTACCACCACCAAATCACAGAGAAGAAGCAAATACAACAAGAGGAAGGGGAAGAAGAAATTAATGAAATGCACAAAACATGTTTGGAAATCAACACAGTTTAATAAGTCATTTAATAATCATGAGTACTGTGTAGAATGTGGTGTAAGAAAAGGTGATGATTGTAATACAATTAAATTCAAGAAGTTAAGTGATAATGCAATAATACCACAATATATGACTGAAGGAGCAGTCGGGTTTGATATTTACTCAAATATTTCATTTATATTGGCTCCACAAGGAAAAGGAGTTGTAACAACAGGACTGGCAGTACAAATACCATGTAATTCAGAACTCACAATAAGACAAAGAAGTGGTTTATCAAAACAATATCCAAATTATATTGCTATAGGAATTGGTACAATAGATCAAGACTATCGTGGTGAAATTTTAATTCCTGTAGTTAATAATAATCCCATGGATATGTTTAAGATTAATATTGGTGATAGAATAGCTCAAGGAATAGTAAGTCCTATAATCAGATGTGTTATTGAAGAAGTAGATCAGTTAAGTGACACAGCAAGAGGGAAAGGAGGATTCGGTTCGACAGGTGGAGTTACTAAGTAATAAACAAATGAGAATGCTGGAGTTATTGGATGGAATGATAAGCCAGTGTACTGAATGTGAACTGCATACAGGTGGCCGTGTAAAACCATACTGGACACCTATGTCAATATTTTGTGCTTTAGGAGAAGCACCAGGCAAAGATGAAGTAGATAAAAATGAGCCATTTGTAGGGAAAGCCGGAGAAATACTTGGAACGGCTATGGCAAAACAAGGATTTAGAAAAGAACAATTCTTAGTAATAAATTCAGTTAATTGTAGACCAGTTAATGGTGGTTCAAATGGAAAACCAACCCTTGAACAAGTTAGAACATGCCACCAATGGGTAGGAAAATATATCAAAGTAGTCAGCCCGGAAAAAATGATTGCTTTTGGAAACTATGCCAGAGGTTCTTTAAATGGTTCCTATCAAGGCATAGTTAAGTATAATGGATGGATAGAAACACTTACCCAATATCAAATATATGCTGTAATGAGTGTTCATCCAGCATATTGTATATACCAGAAGGATTCAGGAATAAAATTACTAGAAGAAAGTATTGCCAAATTTAAAGACGTAAGATCATATCAATATTAACGGGAGGTGGCTAAAATTTTCAAAAATTCATATTACGATACAAGAAATTCTACCATTCATTTATGGGAACAATATAATGGAGAAGATTTATATACAAAAATAAATTGGGTTCCTTATGTATTTGTACCAGCTAGAGGACGACCTCACGAAGCTAACACAATAGATGGAGTACCAGTAATTAAAAAAGAATTTAGAAATTATTATGAGTACTATGCTTTTCAAAAAGAAAGTTCTAATGTATATGAAAATAAAGTAAGACCGGATGTACAGTTTTTATCTGAAAGATACTATGATATTCCAGATGATGAAATGTCAGTACCAAACATGACAGTATATTATATAGATATTGAAGTAATACCAGATAAAGGATTTCCAGATGTGTTAGATCCAAAGGATCCGGTAGTTCTGGTTTCATTAAGAAATAATAAAAACCACAAAACAATTACATTTGGCACAAAACACTATACTGGTAAAATGGAGGATATAATATTTGTATACTGTGAAACAGAACAAGATTTACTTCGTAAGTTATTTACATATATGCACAAATATCCATGTGATATTTTAAGTGGTTGGAATATATGGAGTTTTGATTTACCATATCTTATCAATAGGTCTAAAAATTTATTTGGAGAAGCCTCACCACATAACTTAATGTCACCGATTGGTGTGGTAAAAACATGGAAACAAAAACATAGTGAAGAAATAAACATAGATATTGCGGGAGTTTGCATTCTTGATTACTACAATGTATATAGATGGTATACTCCAAAAAATCTTGAAAACTATACTCTTCAATATGTATCAGAAACAGAACTCGGCGTGGGTAAAATTCAAAATAAATTTTCTAGTTTTATTGATTGGTATGTAAACGATTGGGATTCATTTACCGAATACAATGCGATTGACTGCATAAGAGTTAATGAGTTAGAAGATAAGTTAGGATATATAAAACTTATTCAATCTCTATCATTACTATCAAAAGCACCAGCGAAATATTATAATGCTATGACTCAGCTAATTGAGGGAGCGTTGTTAACTCACTATAGGAGAAATAATTTGTGTGCCCCTCATTTCGCTGGTGGTACTCAGGAAACATTCGAAGCCGCTTATGTTAAAAAACCTATTGAAGGACTTCATGAGTGGGTAGTTGATTTTGATATTACTTCATCATATCCATCAAAGATGATAGCTCTAAACATGAGCAGCGAAACTTACTATGGTAGAATACTTGGTATAAGAGAGCAAGATGTTATTTATTATACTAAAAATAGAGAGTTTCCAAAATTCGATATGTTCAAAGAAGACAAAGGAATTATATCTTTTGATGGTATAAAATTAAATAAATTTAACATGGCCGTTAAAAAGGGACTTCTAGCCATTGCACCATGTGGTTCTATATTCACAACAACTGAAACCGGAGTCATTGCCGAAGTAGAAAGAAACGTTTTCTTCAAGAGAAAAGAAGTGAAAGATAGAATGAGGAAAATGAGAGACGATGCAGCAGAGATGCCAGATGGTGAAAAAAAAGATAAGTTATTAGAAAGGGCACAAGAGTTATTCTCACTTCAATGGGCTTTAAAAATTTGGTTAAATGCTGTATTTGGAATCCTTGCTGTTCCTTATTCAAGATATTTTAATACAAATATCGCTGAGGCAATTACTTCCTGTGCAAGACACTCAATCAAACAAGGTCAAAAATTTGTTAATGAATACTTTAGTGATCTTAAAATTGATGGTCTTCCATCAGACTTAGTTGCCTACATTGATACTGATTCGTTATTTGTTACACTGGGTGAATACTTTTCAAGAGTCGATCCAGACTGGGAAGATAAACCCAGTGAAGAAAAGATTCAAAATATAATTGATTTCTCAAAGAATGAGATTGAACCATATGTTAACATGAGGACTTATGAAGAAACTCAGTTGATGGACTTCAACTCACAAGTAACAGATTTTAAAATAGAATTTAAACAAGAAATCATTGCCAGAACAGCCTTATTCGTAAAGAAAAAGAAATATGCTTATTGGAAAGTTAATGAAGAAGGAACACCATGTGATGAAATTTCTGTAACTGGTCTTGAAATTATTAGATCAGATAGCGCTCAAGCTGTTAGACCAAGATTAAGACATATCATGGAAATGATTATGAGACAGGAAGCAGAAGAACAAATAACTGTAATGATTAAGAAGTATAAAAAGGAGTTAAGAGATTTAACTCCTGGGGAATTAGCTGCTAATATAGGAATCAATAACATACAGAAATATCTTGGCACTGGTCATCCTATAAAAGGCACACCATGGCATGTAAAGGGAGTCTATAACTATAGAATGTTATTGAAGTTATTAGAAATAGAACATAAGTATCAGGACATACATGAGGGTATAAAATCAAGGGTTGCTTATGTAAAGAAAAATCCATTCAATGTAGAAACAATTACTTTTCAAGAATGGCCGGAAGAATTTGACACAATACTTCAGTTCGATGCTGATACTATGATAAACAAATTCTTTATAAAGAAAATTGAAACATTATTAAAACCAATGGTCAAAGAGTATCTGATTAGAGGTGATTCACAAACAAAGTTAAATTTATTTTTTAGTTAGGAGAATACAATGACAGAAATGATTAGTGTTATGGATTATGTAAAAGCAGGTGAAATAATTAAAGCTATCAAGTTACATAGGGAACTAACAGGAATGAGTCTTAGTGAATCAAAACAATATGTTGATTCATTAAGATTTAGGCATGAAATGAAGGTACTCAAGTGCCAAAGTATTGATGAAATGAGAGATAAAATAAGACGAGTACGTATCTTTAATGACGATCAACACGAGTTTTTACTTGATCTTATTGATGAATCATTTTATCTTGGTGAAGATAGTGGACACGCAACGGGTTATATGAAAGCTCTTGAAGAAAATGATACAACAAGACGTGATGATTGGAATGATGATAATGAGGACGCATATAACGAAGGATATGAGAATGGAAGAGAAGAAGGATACTCAGATGGACAACAACGTGGATATGAAGAAGGTCACCGTGATGGATATAATGAAGGTAAAGAGGAAGGATATGACGATGGATATAACGATGGATGCTTCGTAAGAGAAGAAGATGAAGAGGAAGAGAATAATTAATGTTATATACAACAAAGTACTCATCAAAAACTATCAATATATTTAAAATTCTATTTAGGATTTGTTTACTTTTATTTGTAATATCATCATTTACTGTATGGGCTAGCTATCAATACTTTCATGGACCACTATACATACAGGAAGTAATTGATAATAATATACCACCATCACCAGAACCAAAAATAAAACATGAAATCAGATATGTTGAAAAACAAAATGCCATCCCAACATGGAAGTTTATTCAACACCTTAATGGAAGGTTTAACGAAAGTACTGCTAAAGTAATAGCAGAAGCAGTTGATAGATCGCACGAGAAATATGGTCTGCCAAAGAAATTAATCATTGCTATTATGAAAAAAGAAAGCGACTTAAATCCTCTAGCTAGAAGTAAAAATAGTAAAGGAGAAGTATTGGCAAGAGGACTGATGCAAGTATTTGCAAAGTGGCATATTGAAAAAATGAAAGGAATAACTTTAGAACAGTTATATCACGTTGATATTAATATAGATATAGGATGCCAAATATTTAGAGATTACTATGATGAAAGTGATGGAGATTTAACAGAAACATTTCATAAGTACTTATCTAAAAAAGCAAGCAAAGCCGACGCTAAAAAGTATATGGATGAAATATTAAAATGGTGGGCAACTTTGGAAATGTATGAATATAATAAAGATTCAAATCCAAAATCTAAAGAATTAGAAGAAGAATCAACAGAAGAGAAGCACTAGCTAACATTGTGAGCAAATGTCTTGGCTACTTCCATAGCATGTGCATCATTTTTTATTGTAAAATCAGATTCATAACTTGGTTTATCAAAGTCAAACTGTCCATCTGGTAACTTAGGATATTCTACCTTTTTACCCAAGCTATCACCTTTGACTTCATCACCAGCTTTGAAACCATAGACAGCTCTATGACTCCATCCATAACACTTACCATTCTTTGCCTTGCCATATAAGGAACCTTTTTCACCATGTTCTATTTCTAACCAATCTTGAAATTTTACTTTGGGTTTTCCTGTTGAATACTTAGGAATGTTTTCGAACGATCGTTCTTCTGGTGGGATTTCCGTGACCATTTGTCTGGTCTTTTTAAAATTCTTCATCCTATTTGTTTTAGGATTCATCTTCTTATACTTCTCACGCTTCGCCATTGGGACTGTGTAAGTCGTCTCCGCAAACTCCTTGAACTTTGGCATCTCTTTCCTCCCTTAATTTATCCATACATGCATCACATAACCAACCATAATCCCTAGTTAAATACATGCAGTGGGAGTTTTTCCCACATTCTTTATTTTCACACTTAGCCAATTTGTTGGTCCAAGACATTAACTAAGTCTTGTGCAAATATATTTTTCATCATATACTTTTGTTTCCAATCTAAGTTTTTAACCTGTCCAAGTTCGACTACATATGTATCTGGTCCTCTATCATAAGTTATAATAACTCTACCGCGAAACTTAGAACCTCTTACATCAAATTGAATACTCTTATCACTAGATACATAATTCTTTGCTCCCCATGATTGAAGAGCCCATTTGTCTATAGCATTTATTTGTTTTAGAATTGTCTTAGCTACAGTTGACTCAGTTAACTTCTTTTTCTTACAACCATCAATCAAAAGTTTATCAATTCTATCTAGTACACTCATTTCGTTTGTTACTCCTTTATCATCTGAATCCAACTCACTTGGAATTTCTGCTTCCTTGTCGGACTCACCACCTTGAGCATCATCATGTTTACCCAAAACATCACCAGATTTACGATATGGTTGTCCCTTATCATCAAATCTAATATCAACTTCTTTACTTGGAACCTCTCTTTTACGAACAGCGCTCCACGCAGCTTCCCATGTATCATCTGGAAATAACTTTTTCATATTCCCAAGAGTTTTATCATAGTTATCAGGATCATCTTGTCCAGTGGCATTTTCAAACCAATCCCAAGTCCACCCACCCTTTTCATCATGTTTCCAGATTGTATTGTAAGATGTTAGTTTATTAAAGTAATCACTTCTTTCGTATCTTGGAGCAACAAGTATATTTCCTGGTGGTCTATCATCATCACTAGCGGGCCCAGTTGATCCATCATCAGGATAACCACCTGTAATCATACCAGCTTCTGATAAATATTTTTCAAACAATTCTTTCATTAATATGTTTTCTCCCAAGTCGCCTTCACCACCCGAACCTGTTATATCTGTTGTGTTTTTCCAAGGATGATTTTTATTTACTTCTTCATCTGGAATTGGCTTTTTGCGAACATGTGACCAAATTTCATTCCATACATCATCTGGAAATAAATGCTTTAAATCTTTCAAACTTTTATGATAGTTTTCTGGATTATCCTCACCAACAGCATAATCAAACCAATCCCAAAACCAACTGTTACTATCGTCTTTTTTCCAAATAGTATCATAATTGGTAAGCCTATTAAAGTAATCAGCTCTTTTATATCTAGTGCCAGTTACAAATATACCAGGTGGAACCTGTGGATTGATAGAACTTCGTGCCAGAATCATTTCTGATATGAGAAAATCTCTAACTTTCATAAAGATTTACGCTTCTTTTAGCATTTTCTCGTAAGCTTCTTCTACTTTATCCGGTTCCAAACCAAGCAATCTCTTCTTTCTATTTTTCTCAATTTCAACGTCCTCACTTAATATTTTCAAATATGAGTCATTGACGTCTTTAATATATTTTCCTGCTTCTTCACTATTCATTACTTTTTCCCCTTAGGTAATTGTTTTTTAAATCTATCCTTCTTTACATCAGCCTTAGCCTGCTTCTTTGGTTTATCTTTGCCTCTCCAATTTGGTGAACCATAAGATGCGTCTTTCAAACTCGCGCAAAATCCCTGTGCTTTTTCTTTATCAAATCCCTTTTTACCTTCCATTCTTTTCACACAAGCATCAAAAAATCCCTTATCTTGTGGTGACTTACCAATAGTCTTTCCAAACTTTTCAACTGACTTTTGTGTCCAGCCCTTTGATCCAATGGGAGCCTCATTGATAGAATCCTTCAACTGACGTGCATTATTTTTACCAGCGGGTCCACCACATACAGGACAATTAATTTTACCATCCTTTTGTTTCACTGGTCTATCACCTTCCCAATAGCATCCACGCTTACCACTAATACATGTATATTTTTTCTTTTTCTTAGATTCGTTTAAGTACTCTTCAATCATTAACTCTTCAAAAAATTTCATTTTTAATGTCCTTTAATTTTCATATCAGCACCACATTCTCTACACTTTGCCCTATCCTTCCAAGAACTAGTTATTTTATTACCACACTCACATTCAAACTTTTGTTCTTTTAAAAATGTATCTTCATATGCCTTTTGAATTTTTTCATTTAGGTTTTTGCTCATTTGATTTTCTCCATCAATGAATCCATTTTATTTTTAACTTGTTGTCTTTCATTAGATATATTAATATAATCTTGTCTTAAATCTTGATCGGTTGGGTCTCTTCTCAACTGTCTTTTTATTTCATACATATCTTGTGTTAATTTATCATACATGAATTGATAAAACTTATAATCAGTTTTCATTTGATAAATAGTTTGAGCTTGTTGTTGCTGAACATTATATTGTTTAAGACTTTCAACTACTTGTACTTCTAGCTCAGCTACTTCTATACTCTTCGCATAGTGACTATCAAATGCCCACATGCCACCAAGTAAACCAAAAACCGCAGCAATTACACTTGCAGCACTTATTATTATCTTTTTATATTTTTGTATCATAAGTTGTTCATCTTTAAAAGAGATTGATTTATCATGTCCGCTAACTCAAATTCAGTTAGACCATCCTTAGATTTTTTAAACGACTTTTGCATCTGATGCAACAGCTTTCCTAACTCCTCTTTGGATTTTGTTCCAACAATTAAACCTCTAAACTTGAACCAGTCCTTTGACTTTTGTTTTCCAAAAGTACTCTCTAATGTAAGCTTATCAATCTTATCAAGAAGTTCCATTATCTTTCCTTTAATTCTTTATCCTTCATCGCCTCAGCGGCCGCTACCATCATTGGTTTCATAAGATCATCTACATACCCTTTACCCCAGAAATTCAATCCTGAAATATTTGTAATATCTTTATGACCACCAGAACCAGCCTGTACCAAATCCCAAAGAGGAATCTGAATCCTCTTTAAAATATCTTTTTGTTTGTATGATAAGTTCTTATATGGCTTATTCATAATGTCTTGTTGCATTTCTCTATAAGTGCTTTTATCTTTTCCAAGACCACTTAAATTCTTATCATATAAAGCTACCATATCCTTCCAAGTAAATCCCATGGCGTTTTCTATTTTCTTCTTTTCAATATCCATTTCGAACATTCTCTTTGCTGATTCCATATCAATCATCTTACTCATCATTTTACTTTTAAATTTTCCAAGTACTTCTTTTTGAGCAAGGTCACCTAAGTTATAAGGGTTATCTCTGCCAATAAATGGATTTTTTGATATTTGAATCAAACCCATAGGCCAAGCAATTACTATGTACTGTGCATCAGGATTATTTTTAAATGGTGTGTATCTATCATATCCTTTGAACATACCACCACCACCATACTGAACTATAGTATTCCCCACTATAACTTGAGCACCACTCTTTAATCCCTTAACATCAGATACTTTTCCTTTACCCATTGACTTTCCAGCTTGCTGTTTTACATAATCAAATTTTCCGGCTTCAACATCTGCTGGTGTTTTATATCCATTTTCTACAGCAAGCTTCTTTGTAATATTATACATTGATAGTAGTGATGGTTCTGATCGCATAACAAGACTACTTAAAAAATCAGGCTTATTTTTATAAGCTAGCACTAATGAATTTGTTGCGTAACCCATCATTTCTCTATTAACTTTACCACTTTTAGATTTATCAAGTGTAAACACTGCTCTCATTACATCATCTGGTGTCATATTATTTCTTGCAAAATCAGCCGAGTCAACAGTACTAATAACTTTTACATCTGATGGTGGGAATAAGTCATTCGGTGAAAGTGTTTGTGATATATGAGCAGCATTAGATGGCGTATGTTTAAATGAAGTACTTGTTCCTTTTTCTACACCAACCTGATTATCATGGTGGTCGGTATGAATTTTCATAGTTGGTTTACCATGAGCAAAGTCAACCATGACTGCAAGTGTTTTATTTTTTGGCTTCGGAACAGCATACTCTTCACCACCATATTGAATTGGATGAGCAGCAACAGTCTTGATACCATATCTTTTTAAATAAGTTTTCATTCCTATTGCAGACGTAACACCATCAAGGTCTTTATGAAAATAAATCTCTGCTGTTTTATATTCTTTACCCAGACTAGATATATTTCTAATACCGGACTCCTTAATTAACTCATCTTGTTCAGTAACTAGATCAATTCTACTTAATATAGTCATGCTCACCGTCCTCTAAATCAACATCTGGTTGTTGTTCTCTTGGAACAAAAGCACCCAGTATTTTATTAAACTTTACTGCATTTTTGTTATAAGGTTCCTTTTGCTGCATTATATCTATTGCTTGAGTGTAGTCACCATGTGCTCTTGTTTGCTGTGACCCAATGACACTAATTGTGGTGCCAGCAATATAGCTACCACCAACAACTGACATTTCATCAATCAATAACTTATCTATTCTATCTATAAGAGTACTCATGTTCAGCCTCTTCTCCTTCGTAAGTGCTTTCTGGCATTTTGTGCAGATTTCCTCAACGTTAGGATCATTATCTTCCATAGCCTTTCTGCATTTTTTACACCAATCTTCTGCGGTATGAAATCCAACTGTCGCTGGTATGTATCCGCTTGTTGCTTGTTGTGGAGTCATTTTTTATATACCTAAACTGGTACACATTTCTGTTTCAATTGTCACCATTTTTCTCCTTCTGGACATTCCTGTTCCTCATGGACAATGGTTTCTGTACCTAGTCTATTTTTCTTTTTCTTTTTCTTATATTCCATACCGATAACATCAATACCACCTTTAGCAGTATTAATAGCTACATTGCCAGTAGTTGTTGCACCCGATTCATCACCAATCAGTAACTTATCTATTTTACCTAATAAATCCATCTATCCCGTCTCCTCCTTGTAAAGCCGATGCAAACTTACTCATTTTCTTTCTCTTATCTTTTCTTTCAACTTCTTTTATTTTTGAGTCTGCATCCTTTTTAGCTTTCTTTAATACAATATCAAATGGTTCTGGATTTTTTTCTGCAGTACTTACAGTAGTTATATTTGGATCAGTAACTTTAACATCTTTTTCTTTGACAAATTTAGACTTAATGCCCTTAGCTGCTTCAAGCATATCTTGTAAATCTTTATCACTTTTTACTCTTACAGCAACTGGTACCTCTATCTCTACATCACCACTCCATGGCATTACATAGCTATTTTCATTGGCTATAACATCCAGTCTACCTTTGACTATAATTTGTTTATTTTTAGAAATGGATTCATTAAGACGTTCGCTTATAACGCTTTGAAATGGTGGTACATTTACTACAAGCTTCCCATCTTTAATTTCTGCTGGAAAACCATACTCAATATTTTCAAAGGTGAACCTTAAATGTCCTTTTAAGTCTTCCCATGAACATCCCACTGTGTCCATATTGAACTCTAATTTCTTTGACTCTGTTAGCTTTATTCTCATTTTTAACTTCTCCTAATGAATACAAAATTTCATTAATATTTATATACTTATTTAGCTTTTATATCTTTTATATCTAATTCAAGATTCAATAAGTTCAGATTTACTCCAACTTTCTCACCAATATCTTTCACTGATTTAATTTTAACCACATCTCCATCTTCTATTAAGGACACTTTCACACTAATGTGTTCCTCTGTATAAGTTATTGGTTTTACTATTACGCCTGTGAAACCACCTGTTAATCTATGTACTTCTATTTCAAGATAATTTGTACTTGAAATTGAGAAACTTGAACTTGATTCACTTGAACTTGATGAAAATGAGCTAGATGATTCTGAACTGGATGACCAGCTTGAACTACTTGAACTACTGCTCCAAGAACTACTGCTTGATGAACTTGAACTTGAAGAGCTTCGACCTCTAAATATTGGCCTTAACCATGCAGGAGCACCACCGCCGCCTTGTTCTCTAAATGAACTTAACGATGAACTACTTGATGAACTAAATCCAGAACTTGAACTCGATGAAGTACTACTTGAAGAGCTAGAACTGCTAAGGCTAGACGAGGATGAACTTGACGAACTCGATTCAGAACTTGAAGACGAACTAGAACTTACAGAACTGCTACTCGAACTGCTACTGGAACTACTTGATACCCCAGAGAAACTCGAACTCGATGAACTTGTCGATGAAGATGAAGTACTCGAACTCGATGAAGATATAGAACTACTACTAGAACTGGAACTCGACGAAGTACTACTGGAACTGGATGACGAAGACGAGCTTACAGAACTACTACTCGAACTTGATGAACTGGATGAACTCGAAGAAGTACTGCTTGAAGAGCTAGAACTGGATGAGCTTGATGAAGATGACTCACTGCTACTACTCGACGACGAGGAACTAGATGAACTTTCAGAACTCGATGAACTTGATGAACTTAAGCTTGACGAACTTGAACTCGACGAAGTACTACTCGAAGAGCTAGAACTGCTAACGCTCGACGAAGATGAACTACTACTTGAACTAAGTGAACTAGAACTTGATGAACTCGATGAAGATAGAGAACTTGAACTTGACGAGCTAGAGCTTGATACAGAACTAGATGAACTCGATGACGAGGATGACTCACTCGAAGAACTTGAACTTGAAGAAGTACTGCTCGACGATGAACTTATAGAACTTGAACTCGAAGAACTCGATCCACTAAAGCTTGACGAGGATGAGCTTACAGAACTCGAACTGCTCGAAGACGAGGATGACTCACTCGATGAAGATGACGAGGATGAACTCGATTCAGAACTGGAACTGCTACTTGATGATACGGAACTGCTCGATGACGAAGAACTTGAAGAAGTACTACTCGATGACGAGGAGGATGATAAACTCGATGACGAGG